GAAAATACCTCACGATCAACTATCTTATGAGTACCATATTGATTGGTGAGAACATAACCTTCGTGATCGCTTCTCTTACCATCAATCTCACAATAGATCTCAACGTCACTATCAATGAAACAGAACAGATCTTGCTTGATAGATGCAACCAACTTCCACAATCGTATCAGGTTGACATCACAATCACATTTTTCAGCGATTTCATTCTCCTCAATGTCCTTTTGCTCGCGGATGCAGGCATTGATCTCTTTTTTGATTTGTGATGCCTTCCTATCAGAAACAAACTCACACAATGTAGACATCTGACGGGCAAAGTCACACATATCACCAATATCTTCACGATAAGGGTTAATATGAGCGGCAGGTTTTACCCATTTGACATTCTCACACTCAGGAACATCTACACCGAACGATGCAACACACTCACGCAGATTAGCACCAGAATATGAAGTGTGAGGAGCAAAGATAATTGCTTCCTTTACACAATTCGGAAACTTGTAAGTGATAGTGTTGGGACGATAAGTGTCACTCCCTCCGTACCCAATGAAATCGCCTTGTACGATACCATCAATTCGGGGCAAGTTGTTGAAGCAGGCAATAAGAATCTCTGCAACCCGAACAGTGTTGCCGTGATTACGCAATATGTCTTCAATACTATAATTAACCTTGATCTTTTTCTTGTTGAATACAGACTTGGTGCCAACAAAGAATCTACCAGTCTCAGGATCTGTGCCAAAGACTATAGCTGGGGCACCATCAATCTTAACACTAATCGTAGACTCTGGATCGCTAAACCAACTCAGAACAGATAGGTCACCTGTTAGAATGCAATCTTCGGGATGTTCGAGGTGTTTGTTTTGCATTGGTTTAGTAGTCAGAACCTTCGTTGTAGTGATCGTAATTAGACATTACGGCAGAGATTGCGTTGTAATATCCTTTCTGAGAGTTATCGTAGAAGATACGATGGAGAGAGGCGATGAGTGCTTCCATTTTGGTTTCTTGCTTACACTACTGGGGCACTTTGAAGGCCCCAGGTTGTTATCAATCAACAGGCAGTTTGCCCTTTGATGTACTCTTCTTGTGCTCGTTGATATACTTTCGGGCAGAACTTTCGGTTCTACAAACTCTTTCAAGTTGTTGCCCGTTGTGTATGATGAGATACTGATTCCCATACGGAATTGCAGCATACTCACCATTATTCACCAAGAAACCTTCTTTCATCAGTTGTCAAATACGATGCGATTGGGATCATCAGCATTAGCACCAGTTTTGATTTGAGGATAATACTGATCCTTATCAAAAGGAAGTTGCCAATCATTAGCAACCATATATTGTGCCATAGACTTCATCACAGAGGCAAACTCATTCCATTTCTTTTTCTGATTGGTACGATTAGCGCGAATCACTTCTTCAGAATCACCAGTGTTCTCAAAGTGCTGAACGACTGTTTGAACTTTACGATCACTTACAGTAGTACCAGATTCGTGATACTTCTTCATCAGAGAGTAAATGCGATCCTGAAAGTAATGATACGGAAAGGAATAATCAACTTCAATTTCATCAAGACACTTTTCTTCCAACCATTCATTACACTCATTATCGCGCCAAGAAATAGTCTTGGTGGGAACATCTTCCTCTTTCAGAACGATACGAACAACCTCATTCTTGTCTTGTGTTGTCATATTGGGTGCAGATTCGTAAACAAAATCACGAATAGCACTTTCTTCCTTTGGTAGATCTTCAGACTTGATTAGAGTACAGCAACTCACGACAAGATCATCGACAGAGTGTGATTCTTGAGGAAGTCCGTCGTTCTCAAGTTGCAACCACACTTCACGATTGTAAGATGCAGAACGGTTCTCAGTTTCTATGAAACGAACAACATCAAACCATGCTCCTACAGTATACCCATTAAGCTTGTCTGCTTTATATCGGGTGATACCATTCTCTGCTTTGTATAGAAAAGTCTTACCGCTTGTGTCAGTAACAACGCAAGGACTTACAGCAGGAAGAGCACAAGTTGTGTCAATTCCAAATCCTCGTGATGTCGCAAGACCCTTAATATTCTTCTTTGATGAACCTTTCTTACGGGCAGGATTGTCTTCAGTTTCGCCCCAGAAAATCTCATCATAATTGATAAAGATACGCTTCTCATGAATTACTCCCACTCCTCCCTTAAAGGAATAGGAAAAATCGTTTTCATTTGCATTGATAAGATCAGCATATGCGATCCTACCTTCAAGAGTTTCAGTCAAAATTGAGTTCATAGTTTATACCGCCTAACTTGCGGGGTTAACAACAGTTTGAGTTTAACATCTTTGGGTGGGGATGTCAAGCCCCATTCGTTACACTTTCGAAAAAATCGGTGATCTGGTTGCAGTGGATGACCTGTAGGTCGTTTGCAGTAGAATCACGAAAAAATCGGGTTTTGAACCCAGTGGTGGACTGGGTTCTCAGTGAGACTCAACGCCTCACCGTGCTGATAGCAGGTTCTCCCTTCTGAAAAATAGTGTCAACGACTGCCTGAACTGATCGGGCAGTAGCAATACCTACCTTAGAGTACACTGGAATACACACAAGACCAAACGATTTGGTATAGGAATTCAGAGCACCAGGTTGAATAGCACCAGAGCGCAACTTATCAGCGTCATCATGATGCAAACGAATCACGCGACCGATAGTCTGTGAGATGCCAATAAAGTCCATGTTCCGCATAAACAACACAGCTTCCAATCCTGACACATTGATGCCCTCACATAGAATGCTATGATGTAGAACAACAAACTTCTTGGAGTTGTCCTTGCCCCAGGCACTTAGGGTGTCAAAGAATACCTCACGATTGACTTTCTGACCGTCAATCACAGCACCAGTCTTGGCAGTGATATACATCCAAGAGTAACCACGTTGATTGAGTTCGGAGCAGAAATCAGTTTCTGATACCAGACTCACGATTTGCTTGGTTGTCTTAGCACAAATCAGAATCTTACCTACAGCATTGTCATCAATCGTTTCCAGCAGATTCTCTGCATCACGATCAAAGTTAGTCTGCTTGCCAGTCACCATCTCCAGTTGCTTGACGATAACTTTGGGAGGCACAATGTACCCACCAGCAACTAACTCAGGAGCAGGAACTTTGCAGATAACCTGACCGTAAACAGCAGAGTCATTCATACCTGCCTTACCCATAGCAAGTGAATGTTTGGGAGTCGCAGTAAAGAAGTAGCAACGATTTGCATTGGCAGCATAATGCTCTGTTGCAGGAAAGAAGTGACGCTTAACGCTGTTATGTGCCTCATCAAAGTAGATCGTATCTACATCAACGTCAGCAGTCACAAGTTGCTTGAGTGAGTTATAGGTAGTGAAGATCAGTTGATGCTTATTGTCACTGCGGGAGTGTTGAACGAACCAGCGAATGTCACTGGGTTTGGTAGAAGATTGGTGATGAGTTTCGCCACTGTGAACGTGAAACACATTGGCATTAGTGATAAACTCAAGGAACTCGCTAGAGAGTTGCTCTGCAAGCAAAATGCGTGGTGCCACAACAACAATGGTCTTTGCAGTTTCTGACTGCAACTCACGCAGACAATCGTAGATCATCTTGAGGGTCTTGCCACCGCCCGTTGGCACCACAATCTGACCTTTGCTGTGCTTTTGCATAGCATCAGTGCCACGGACTTGATGAGGACGGAGTTGGATTTGCATGGGATTCATCGTATACTACTATGGCAATTTAAAGGCCCCAGGTTGTTATTATTAAGGAGCAAAGAAGGGTTCTAAGCAAGCAGAAGGATCGCTCTTTAGGTTGTCTGGCAGTTCATCTGATATGCTATTCTGAATCAGATCAAATCTAAGATTGTATGCACCATTGGTAGACATAAATGATACCTCAGACCAATCAATCTTCTCAATGATAGAGCTAAGCAATGCCTTATTTGATTCAATGATTATACCATATCCCCTACGATGAGGTAAGTCATCAAATGAAGAATAGACTCTAATAGTATCCTTACCAAAGCAAGTTGATGGCAAATAGTAGTCACAAATATTGTGATACTTTTTGTTCCTAGTGCTATCAGGTGTGCCACCGTCAGATAGAGAATACAACTTAATCAATCCACTCAGATCAACTTTCTTTTCATTCGATTGATGCAGTCTGGACCAGATCTGAAAGACTACATTAACCTTGACAGTCTTGCCACCTGGATAATAGAAATTAGAGTCCACAGTTTCTGAATGAATCAGACTCATTCCTTTGACTCTGCTCTTACAACTGCCCTTGCCGTTGCTGTCAAACAACTGTGGCAACACAAAGCACACATAATCAGAAAACTTTGCTGCATGGTTGATGAACTTGAGTGCAAGTTGTCCTCTCAAACCAAACGGAGGATTTCCTACACAAATGTTCCTGTCAGTTTGTGGTTGCCAAGTGAGAAAGTCTGATTGAATGACACCATCACACATTGGTTCAATATCTACACCAGTTCTACGATCTTCTGGTAATAGATTATAGAAACTGCCATCGCCTGCTGATGGTTCAATGAACTGATAGTCAGATAGATCCACATCCAAATCGTTGAGGACTTGGCATAACTTAGTATAGCAATATTGTGACGTTTCTTTTGCTGTGAAGAACTGATCTTTCTCCTTTTCAGAATACTGAGAGTAGTCAATCACAACACCCGCTAACCTACAAAGGTCGAAATAGTATTGAGGTGGAACTTCTTTTTTGAGAATCCACCTATCTACTGTTCCCTTGTGAATTGACAACTCGGAAGCTATCTCACTCACACTGTACTTGCTAGTTAAAGGGTAGAAGAAATCGTAAATATTACTCATGCAAGTTTGCTGTTGAGGAAGAGAGTAAGAAGTTCGTCTTCAGGGTTATTGAAATCATACTTGAATGTCACTCCATTGTCAATACCCTTCCTGATAGATCTCATGCTAAGATCGACTTTTGCCTTACCAACTTCGTTCTTACGGGGATGTCCGTTTTTGCCGAAGAGAGAAAGATCGATCATATCATTTGTCACCACTTGATTATAATCAACAATGGTGATATACATCACATCGTTAGCATCATAATCAACTAAAACTAATTTATCCCACTTGTTATCTGAAAAATAAACATTCTCATGCTGCCAACCTGTTGGTTTACCCTTAGAAAAAGTACGTCCAGAAGTCTTTACTTCAATGCGAAGTTTCTTACCATTGTGAAGATGCCAGAACAAATCATAAACACCATCGTTGTTAGATGTGTTGGAATCTTCGTCCCACTGAACTGGAATATCAGTGTATTTTAGTAGAACGTTGCGGAGAAATTCTTCACCCCACTTACCCTTATAATCGGTAGAGAGATTAACAACGTTTTCAAACAAAGAACCATCCCAATATGATGCTTGCTTCTCGTATTTTTCACTCAATTCAGTAACAAGGGTAGTAAGAGATGAGTTCACAGTTTTCATGGTGTTGTGGAGTGTGCTTATATTACTGTGGCAATTTGAAGGCCCCAGGTTATTATCAATCTTCGTTTCTTCCCATGTAGATGAGAATGCCAAGAATAGTGGCAATAGGAATAGCAATATACCAATAAGTTACCAGCAAGTAGAGAACAAATCCAATGCCAAGTAACCATATCATTCCTCCCGAATCTCCAGAACTGAATGATGCTCCACCAGATCTAATTTCTCTCAGGTTGATAATTTGTTCTGCACCATAAACATTTTGAAGTTGTTCCTTTGCTCCATTGATAGTTGCAGCATTCACCTCAATATCAACATAACCAGATGAGCTTCCCATCCAGCATTTTGCAGTCCAGCGACGTGCCATAATCAGTTTGCTTGTGTTTTCAGTGCTTCAAGAGTTTTGATGGTTTGTTGCATTGCTGCTCGTGAATATCCAGTTGCATAAGGATAACCCTCATCATTAGGGTTCTTAGGTGCAGTATAGCATACATTCACAGCACTTGCAAGACCCTCAATTAGAGTTTCAAGGGTAGTGAGAGGTACATTCACAGTTTTCATGGTGTTGCAGGCGATTGTAGAGTGTGCTGGTG